GCTTGATGTCCGCAGCGCTGGCTTTGCCCACGTTTTTGATCTGCTGCAGATTCGCAGCCATACGGGACAAAGCATCATTGCCTCCACTTGTAGCCGATACTGCATCGCCCAGTGCCAGAATCGTGCTGCGGGCCTTGCCCGCGTCTACGCCTGCGCTGATAAGCAGCTGGTTTGCCTGAACCAGCGAATCAACATTCAGCGGCGTGTGTGCTGCATCCTGCTTGATCTGGTTCAAAACGGCCTGCGCCTGTTCTGCGGATCCAAGCATGTTGGTATACGCAACGCGGTATTTTTCCATTGCCTGGTTGAAATCCGCGCCTTGCTTCACCACACCTTCTCCAAAAGACGCAAATTTTCCTGCAAGACTGGTGATTGCCGTTGCAATCAGTTGTGATTTTGTAAAAGCACCTGTCAGCGTCTTACTCAACCCGGAAAAAGGCACGGAAAGGCTCTCTGTTTTAGCGGAGGCACGTTCCATTTTCCGGCCAACATCTTCCACTGAAACGCCTACAGCTTCCAGCGATTTCCGACATTTGTCCAGTTTCTGCCTCTGTTCGGCTATCTTTGCGCTGTATTTCTGCGCGCTTTGGGACGATGTGCCGTATTGTGCAACAGCCTTGTTAAAGGCGCTCTGATAGCCGCCCAGTGAAGCTGCCAACGATTTGTATTGCGACTTCATTTCAGTAACTGAGGCTGCCGTCTTGGTTTTGGCTTGTGAAATGCCACGCTCAAATTCCGAGGTATCCATTCCAAGCTCAACCGAAAGAGTAAAAAGATTCAAAAGCAAGATCTCCTTTCTAAAATTTTATATTGTAAATTTATCAAAAACCGACAACTTTACAGCTCTATTATACCATATTTCTGCCATTTCTCCAACGAAAAAGCACTATTCCGCCGGGCAAAAATCAACGATATTTCATGTGAAAAATGCCCCCTCCCGGCGGCGTGTCGAGAGGGGGCGAAGTTACGGATTATTTCGGGCAGCAATGCTGCTCTTGGGGTTTCGTGGATCGTCCAATGGTGCCCAGACCTTTGGCAATGTTTCCACGTCACGCGGATCCAGCGCCGCCAGCAGTCCGCCCGCCTTGCTGATTGCGGTGCAAACTGTCACATTGTAATCCTTCAACGCTGCTTCCACCTCTGCCTGATCTTCTGGCGGCAGTTTTGCAACGATGTGCCCAATACGCAGATCCAGAGCGACAACAGCATTGCGGGCAGTGCACATTTCGACCTCGATTCTGTGATAGACTTCCTCCACGTAGGCCGGTGTGCGGGGTTTGGATTTCATATGTTTCAGTAAGTTCAGTTTCACGGTAAGTACCTCATACATTGGGGACGCCTTTGCATCCGGTTCTAAAAATTCAGATTTTGCCCAGCGGTTCAAGCTGCGTCTGACCGTCACACTGCTTCAAAATAGCGTCAGCAGCGCGCACTTTTTCAGTGATCGCCCGCGCTCTGGCTGCTTCACGCTCCCGAAAACGCTTGATTTCTGCACGCCCCTTCTCGCCGTCAGACGGCCTAAAATAGCCGCCGGGCGGCTCCGAAGTGTACGCAGCACCATCAGACCTTGCGCCAGCTCCCGGGAAGCCTGTGCGCGGCGCTCTCGCGGTGTGATGCCAAGCAGGCGGTCAATCTCGCCGCCAGATAATGCGTGTTCTTCGCCTTGCGGCAGAATGTCAAAAATTTTCACAGTTTGCCCTCCATTCGGATTTCCGTTGTGATATAATGGAGGCGGGGAGACATTAAAATTGCAATGCGTCGACCCGCTCTTGCCGCCTTGTGTGTTCGCAGCACACAGGGCGGTTTTCCATTTTTACGGTTCATTTTTTCAAGCTTCCACCCGGCCCATACGGCAGCAACAAACGGTAAACCATCTGCAACACACGCACGGGAATGCTTTGGCCCCGCTGCAAAATCGCCAGAATGCTAGCAAGATATACTGATGCCTCTGCATCGTAATGATATGGTTCCCGGCGGCGCGGGCGGTTTGGATCGCGTTTCATGTGCTCACCTCCTTTCCAATTCGCTTGTGAGAGCAAGAAACCGCTGGCGAGTCTTGTCGAAGGTCAAGGGGATTTCTCCAATTTTGCCTTCTTTATTTTTTGCAAGGACGCATTTGTACTGCTCTCCATCGCTGGACAGCAGCAAAATTGCGTCTGCATCCTGTTCCAGCTGCCCGGATTCTTTCAGATCAGCGGTGCTGGGGGATGCGTGTGCAGCATTGCGGTTCAGCTGGGCCAGTGCTATCACGAGGATACCGGTTGTCTGTGCCAGTTCATGCAGGGCAATAGAGATTCCTGTGATGGCTTGATAGCGGTCTTTTGCCTTACCGTCTGCCAGTAGCTGCAAATAGTCGATGAAAATAGCCTGCGCTTTCATCCGCTGGGCCTGTGCCTTGACCCATCCAACACCCTTGCCGGATGCAGAACGGACGAACAGCGGCAGCCTGTGCAGTTCTGCGAGATCGTCAAGGTCAGACTGCGGAACCGACTTCGCTTTCACATCAGCCAGAGGAACCGCCAGACGGTTTGCAATGATGCGGGCGGTCAAGGTGTCTGGGTCGGTTTCAAGACTGAAATAGCACACCCGGAAGCCCCGCCGGGCTTGTTCGCAAGCCATTTGCAGGGACAGGGCGGTTTTACCGGCAGACGGTCGGCCGCCGATGATGAACAAATTGCCCGGGGCAAGATGCAAGTGCTTGTCCAGCACCGGGATGCCGCTAGGGATGTACCGCGGCTTTTCATCCAGTTTACGGATGTAGGTGTCTACCAGCTCCCCGATGGGCTTGAAATCCTGTTCATCCCGGTCAAGCGTCAGGGCTTCGCCCATTTTGCTGTACAGGTCGGGCAGGTCTGCAAAGGTGGTCAGGCTGCCTGCTGCCTGAATGGACAGTTCCTGAAATCGTGTCAGGGCGGCCTGTTCCCTGACAAGCTGTGTCCATTCTTCTATGCGGTCGCGGGTGATGGCGATATACTCGCCCTCGCATTCTTCTACGCACTCCATGATGGCCGTCCGCTGCTCCGGGTATCGAGTGCAGGCTTCCACCGCGTCCAGCTTGCCCTTTGCGTTCCAAAGGCCGGACAATGCCGCAAACACCGGTTGAAGGTCTGCCGGGAAGTGTTCGATTTCCAGATTCGGCAGAGAGTAGGGCGCAAGGTCTGGCTTGATGAGGATTGCACCCAGTAAAACCTTGTGAATGTTCATGTCAGCACCTCAAACTTTCTTTCCTGCGGCTGTTCGGGCTTCTTTCGGGCTTCCCGGCGGCCTTCCACGTCGCCCAACGTCCGCACACCGTCCGCCTGCCAGCCCTTCAGGATGCCGTCAACATAGCGCCACTTCCGCACACCGTTCTCGGCGGCTTCGTCAATGGCCTTGCAAATCAGCTCGGTTGAAAACGCTTCCCGGTAGCGTTGTAGCTTGTCCAGCGCAGAGCGGGGAAACTCGCCTATTTCGGCCTGAAAATGCTGCACGATCTGGGCAAGGTCTGAATCTGTCCGGGCGGCTGTTGTGGCGGCTTTCTTACTACTTCTTTCTAAGTTATGCTCTGCTATGCTATGCTGGGTTGTCACTTGGTTGACGGCTGGTATACCATTGGTTGCCATCTGGTTGCCACTTGGTATACCAGCACAAGCCATAATATAACGCTTATTCGTTGTTTCTTTTAACTGCGCAAGTTCGTTTTGAAACGCAGTCGGTTTATATCTGTCATTGCGTAAATTGTTGTTGGCTTTCCAATCGGTGATTACAAGCACTTTTGAAGGGAAAGAAATGACGTATCCGGCGGCTTCCAGAGGCTTCAAATCGCGGGCAGTACAGCCGATAGAACGGATGATCGCTCTTGGATTTGCCACAAAGCCGTCATCATCGCCCTGCATCCCCAAATGAAAATACAGGGCTTGAGACTTTAGCGGCAGTTCCAGAAAATTGTCTGTTTCGGTAACGGAACTGGAGAACATTCGTTTTACTGCCATTAACTTACCTCGCTACCCTACGGATGCCCTGGGCGGCTTCTTCCCCGTCCGCCGGGTCTCCCTGTTCAAAGTACCGGGCCAGACTGTCCAGATTCACCAGCCAGCGGTGCCCGGCGTTCACATAGCGGATTTTTCCCTGCTTGCACAGTCGCCTGATATAGGCCGGGGAAAGCCCGTAAATTTCGGCGGCTTTTGCCACCGTGCCCATGTTTGGGTATCGGATAGAATCACCCATTCTTCCACCTCCAAAGTTGCTTTTTGTATCGTTTTGTTCGTCGTGGCTGCATAGTATCACGACTTGAAAAGAATTGCAATACCGCCAAATTTTAACCCGGAATCAAGGCAATGCAGCATTGTTGAAGATGAATCTTTTGCGTCAAAATCCATCTGTTGCCATCTGGTGATATCTAGTGTCATGCTTTGCAATGGATTACCT